GCGCAAGACCGAGCTGGCCACTGCCTCGCGCATGGGTATGCCGGCCGCTTACGCGGTGTTCTCGCCGACCGCTGTCGGCGACACCGTCGAGGCCCGTGTGCGCGTCGGCACCAACGGTCACGCCCTGACCATCCGCGACTTCAGCCTGATCGTCCGCAAGATCGGCTGAACGTAGACGACAACGTGACACACAACAGGCCCCCTTGTGGGGCCTGTTGTCTAGGAGGCCCATGAAGATCCGCACACCCGTTATCGGTGACGCCGTCGTCGTCGTCATTTCCGACACCTACGCTTGCCCCGGATTCGTGCGTCGTCATCTCGGCGGTGGTCGCATCTCTGCGGACTACTTCGGAGGCATGAACATCGCGACGCGCTCGATGAATCACCGATCCGTCGGCGAGTATCCTCATTGGCACTACCCCGACGTCGAGCCGACGCACACCACGGAAGTGGAGCGGTGACCCGGCGCAAGGGAAAGATGCGGGCCGACGTCGAGCACGTCATCGTGTGCAGCGACGTCCATGTGCCATTCCATGACCCGTTTGCGTGGCGGGCGTTCCTTGCACGTCTCGATGACGTCAAGGCCGACCGGCTCGTGATCAACGGCGATTTCGCAGACTTCGCTGCGGTGTCGCTGCACGACGACGGAGAACCGCGACAGGCGTTTCTCGCCGAGCTTGAGCAGGTGCGAGACGAGTTGTCGCGACTGCGCAAGATCATGGGCAAGAAGCCCATCCACTACGTCGAGGGCAATCACGAAGACCGCTATCGGCGCTTCGTCGCGAAGACAGCGCCGGCACTGGCAGGAATGGAAACGTGGGCATCCGCGCTCCGTCTCGTCGACCACGCAATCACGTCGACGCCATACGGTGAGGTCCACAAGATCGGGCACCTCGGCTTTACCCATGGCGTGTTTGCCGGCGACGCCTACTGCAAGTCGCATCTGCTGAGATACGGCACGAACCTGGTGATCGGGCACTGTCACCGCGCACAGCTCTACACGATGCCCGTCGCTGGCCCGGAAGGCTCGCAGCATGTGCGCGGGGCTTTCGGCTTGCCGTGCCTCGCTCCCGTCGACAGGTGCTCATACATCAAGGGGCCGACAGGATGGACACAAGGCCACGGAGAGTTTTGGATCGAGCGCAAGTCTGGCCGATTCACCGCCGACATCGTCGTCTACACCGAGCAGCGTTTCTGGCGGGATGGCTCCTGCTACGACGGGAGGGCGTGACCATGGACATGCTTGAGTTGTTCATCCTTCTCGTCGAGTGTGTCGTCGTCGGCTTCGGCATGGCTGTAGGTGACTGGATCGTCAAAGTGATTGCCGTGCGCCTTCTCAATAGCGAGCAGGCATCACTGCATGACGTCGACGATTCTGAGACTGACGAAGAGGAAGACGACAAGCGCAAAAAACGCCGCACTAGAAAGCCACCGGGCAAACCAAGCGGCGGCGTTGGTGGGGGTTCCGGTTCGCCTGTCGCGGTGATACCGTGACCGGCATGTCACGTCGTCCAGTGTACGCCAGTATCAGTGGAGGTGGCCCCGCTATCACCTACCTCGCCGGTGCTGCTGCTGCCGTCGACGCACACGCAAAAGTGCTCGGGTGGAGCGGAGCATCGGCGGGCTCCATCGTCGCGGCATGCAAGGCGTTTGGTCTGCCCGACGAGGTCATCGTCGCCATGCTCGTCGACGTGCTGGAGAGCGGGCAGAATCTCGCGCTGTCGCCGGCCAGCGTCCCTCGTGGGGGGCTGTTTTCTCTCGACATCATCGGCGACCTCGTCGACACGCACGTCGGCAAGGGCGCACGACTCGGAGACGCAACCAGCGGGCTTGTGGTGTGCGTGACCGACCTCGACAGGGCGAGGCCCGTCTACCTATCGAAGCACAGCACACCGCGCATTGTGGTGCGTGAGGCGGTCATCGCGTCGTCGTCGTTCATGTGCGGCGTGGTCCCTGCGGCGGTCATCCCGTCAATCGGCACGGAGTTGTCTCCCGACATTCGTCTATATGGCGACGGCGGGCTCACCGACAACACCGTCGATAGCGTGTGGGACCATAAGCCTGAGCCTCGCGTATCCGTGCGTCTCGGTGAGGCACCGATGGACCCGGCCGGACGCATCCGTCCAGGTGACGTTCCGGCGATTCTTTCTGCGATCCCCCGTGCTCTCCTGTGGGCTCCATCGCAACGCAAGTCGAGACGCACCGACGGACTCGACGTCGACATCGACGCCGTCAACGATTGGGCGTTTAGGAAAAACAAGCAGCGCGTCGAGCGTGAGTGGTCGACCGGCTACGACACCGTGCGCCTCTGCGGCGGCTGGTTTCGAGGTGTGGCGTGATTGAGCAAATTGCTATCGGTGCTCTCTCAGCGGCGACAGGTGGCGCAGCGGCATGGGCGGCGCTACAGGCTCGTGTGCGTCGTCTCGAGGAAATCACATCGGAGTTGCGCAGCGACAAGGCCAGCAAGGAGGCGCTGGCGATGGTGGCGTCCTCCGTCGAGAAGATGCAGGCTGAGATGGACAAACGATTCGACCGCATTGAAGCACTTTTGCTGAAGGGAAACCACAATGGAACTCGCTGACTACGTCGCCGCAGAGTGGCAGGCCATGCTCGCTGGCGGCGGCATCTACGCTGTCGTTCGCGAGGTGATTGGCTTCGCTCTTCGCTTGTACGCCGCTCGTCTCCGCAGCGACGACGACCCGAAGAACGACGCCGTGGCAGACGTCGTCGACGACGCCGCAAAGCGAATCGAGGAACGCCAGTGAGACGCTACGTCGCCCACTACGTCGACGGCCGCACCCGCTACCTCTGGGCCATGTCGCCAGAGCAGGCCGCGCAGCAGGCTCGATTCTATGGCGAGCCCGACGTCGTCATGGCGGTAAGCGGATAATGCACGGCTGGCCCCTCCCGTCTCGCGTCATGTGGCAAGGCGACCGCCGATGGGGCGCGTCGCCCTACGGCCACGGCGGCAAGACGGTCGCGCAATGGGGTTGCACGGTCACCAGTCTGGCCGAAGCACAGCGGGCCTCGGGCATTCGCGCTGGCGCAACGCCTCAGACCGTCTGTGACCGCGCCGCGCTGGCGGTCCCGCCCGTATGGGCACCCGGCTCGTCGCTCGCCGTCCTGCCACGTTTGGCGCGGTCTGCGGGGCTCTCCTGCCCTGACACTGAATCAGCCTGGACGGTCGCCAAAGGGGCCATGTCGGCGCGGCAGTTGTCGGTGGCCATCTGCGACGCAATCGACCGCCACGGCATCTCACCACGGCACGGGTTCGCGTGGTTGCATGTCGACTACACCGGCGACGACGTAGGCGAGCACTGGATCATGGCGCTCGCCTACGACGACGACGTGATTTACGCGACCGACAGCGCACCGGCGAAGGTGGTCCAAATCGACCGACGCACCCTACAGGCTGAGGTCATGTGGGGCGCGTCACCGAGGCGCTATCGCGTGGTCAGAGGGTATCCGCTCGTCGTCACGGGCTAACGGCTGCCCGGCCCACAAGCCACACGGATGCGGTCAATCGTGGCCTGCAGGTGCAGACTCAACTTGCGGAGTCGCTCCTTCTCGGCGCGGCACTCGGCGAGGTCGGCGCGTAGCGCCGCCTCGGAACGGGCGAGTGCATCGGCGCGGCGTTCAAGGGCACCTCGGTTCATGTGACAGTGAGTGAATTCGCTCATGCGCTCCTCCTGCTGAGCCCGCGCTCAGCACGATACACCCTGCCCTTGTGACGACGGCACTCCGTAGCGGCGCACCATGTGCGGCCGGAGATCAGGCCCTGCCCCCACAGTCGGGTCGGCTCGCCACAGTGGTGGCAGGCGACGTACACCGGCTGGCCCGCCTTGCCTTCCTCTCGTCGTTTCTTCGTGCGCTTGTCGCTCGCTGGCGGCTTGTCGCGGCGAGACTTCTCGGGCTTCTCGTCGTCGACGTTTCGCACACGGCAACGGCTGGCGCTGTCGTTGATCACGAGCCTGCGTTCGTCGCAGACCTCTAGCGCCTCGCGGTCGTTCATGTCGCGACAAGCGCGGCCGGCGTCGACGCCGCACTCTTCACACCGTGCGTAGCTGGCCCATGGCCCACGCTCGATGATTCGCTGGTACGTCGACGGTGGGTCGAGTTTGTCGGTGCCTCGGACTCGGGTCATGGCTCACGTCCATATAAGGATTGCAAGGCTTCGTGACGACGGCGGGCGCGTTCCCGCGCCTCCCAGACGTCGGCGAGGTAGACAAGGCCGACAGCTACGCCGACGACGACGATGGCAAAAAGTATGGCGATCATGGGCGCTCCGATGTGTCGCCTGGGACGGCGTCGAAGGCGGCGAGGGCACGGTCGAGATACACTTCGTCCTCGTCTCTGTAGGCCCGCGACGCATCGACGACGTCCATCGCCAACCGCAGCCGCTCTCGCAGCGCCGCCAGTTGGATGCCCATTTCGTCTCTCTGCCGTCTCACGTCGTCAATCGTCTCGCCTTCAGTGTCGTGCATGATGTGCTCCCTTCAAATCAGACCGGGTTGATAGCCTCTGTCGAGGCGTCGCTTGGCGATGGCGTAGTGCTCGGGCTTCTCTTCGCTTGTGATGCACCTGCGACCCTCCATCGCGGCGGCAAGGGCAGTGGTGCCGCTGCCGCAGAACGGGTCGACGATGAGATCGCCGGGGCGGCTGTAGTCGCGGACGATGGCGCGCATTCCCTTGATGCACTTGCTGCCCGTGACGCCGTGATAGTCGTTGCCGGCTCGTGGTGTGTCGACGAGATACCAGCCGGGGCGGCTGCCCATGTCTTGTTCGTCGAGGTTCTTGCGTGGGCGTGCGACCATGATGTGGTCGACCTGCGACGCGGGACCATCGGCACGGAACCTTGGCGCGGCTCCCCGCTTCACCCAGATGACCGGAGCGAAGACGTACCAGCCTTGAGCCTCCCACGCATTGGCGTGCCACTCGCGGCTGATGTGGTCGCCGAAGATGACCGCCCACCGCTTCGTGCGCGGGGCGAGTGACGCCGCGAGGGCTTCGGCGTCAGCCTGCCCAATGGGACAGTAGCCGATGTCCGTCGTCATGGCGACTTCGTGGGACCCGTGGCTCATGTAGCCTTCGTCTGTCCTCGCCGAATACGGCGGGTCACAGATCACCGCATCGCACATCGTCACGTCGGCCAGCACGTCCTGCCAGCGCCCAAGGCGCAGATCGATGGGGCTCACACTCCACCCCTCACAAGCGACCGCAGCCGCTCCACTTCCAGACGCAGGCGATCACGCTCGCCAATGATCTCGTGCCACTTGTCGATGGGCACGATCACGACGTCGTCGACATCGACGACCATCCACGAGTCCATCCACCGACGGATGCGGGCGATCATGGCTGGCCTTTCGCTTTGGCGATGGCGGCGCGGGCCTCAGAGTCCATCCGGCAATCTTCCAGATACGGCAGCAGCAACTCCAGCGCTGCCAGCATGTCCGGCGCGGCGGCGATAAGGTGGGCGTCAGCGTCAGCCTGTTCGTCTCCGGTCGCGGGAGACGAGTAGACGTCGCAGAGCGTCCTCCCAGTCGCGCAGACGACGACCTCGCCGACGTCGGCTACGGCCCACGGTCCCGGTGTGTGCTTGCTCATGTGTTCTCCGTGGCCTTGGCTGCTTCAATGAGCACACGACGCGCCCATGTGGACACGCGCATGGGTCGGCCACGCTCGTCGATGACGGCGGCGGCGGCCTTGTCGAGGGCGGCACGTTCGGCGGGCTTCAGATCGATGTTGAGGGCGATGCGGGGTTGTTTTTTCACTTTGCGGGCTCCTGGGGTGGGACGTAGTCGAACAGTGGCAGGCCAGTGGACGGGCGGGACGGGCGGGCGCGTAACTCGGCAATCAGAGCCGCCACCTGTTCCACGCCCCGGCGAGTGTCGAGGATGTCCACCCCCAGAATCTCGCCGAGACGGGCGCAGGCGACTTCTTCGCACCGGCGCTCCATCCAGTAGAGGCGGGTCATGACGCCGAGGGATTGCACGGCGGCAAAGGCGAGGGCGGCGGGGTCGTCTTTGTGTTTCTCGACAAGGGCGTCGGCCCGTTCGTGGGCGGCGGTCTCGGCCGCGACAAGCAAGGCAACTCGCTCATCTTCGGTGAAAGCGACTCGTGGCGGTTTCATGGCTTCCATTTCATCGCGATGCACAACTCGCGGACGGCGTCATCGGCGAGGCTGGCGGATAGTGGGCCGGTGACGGACGCAGCACAGCGCCCGTACCAGAAGGCGAGGGCCAGACGCCCACGCATGTGGCGGCTCATCGGCTCCGCTCCACCGCATCCATGATCTCTCGGTAGCAGTCCTGCGCCCACCGGAGCAGGGCCGCGCTGTCCTCGCCAGTGTCGGCGAGATCCATCACCCATCGGGTCACATCGACGCCGTCGGCGGCGCTAGCGAGTTCGTCGTCGGTGGGGCTGTCGTCGATGCCAGGATCGGGAAGGTGGCGGTCGGGGTCAGGCATCACACCACCCCCTGATCGGGGTCGAGGCCCAGCGCTGCGCATACCTCCCCGATCGTGATGGCGTCGCGAATGACGTCGCACACTGCGACGTCAGCGGCGGCGTCGGCGGCGTTGGCGGCGTAGGCGGCGTCGGCGGCGTCGGCGGCGGCGTTGGCGGCGTCGGCGGCGTCGGCGGCGGCGGCGTAGGCGGCGGCGGCGTTGGCGGCGTAGCGTACCTCCCGCAGCCTGCTGCGCAAATGCACAATGTCGACGTCATCCGCGCCATGCGTCCACGCCGACAGATCGGCCAGTAGTGGCAGCGCAGCGGGCGGCATCAGGTGGGCGACCGTTTCGGCGCACCGGACAGCGACATGCACGAGACGACGACGCGGGAGTGTGCCTTTGCTGTGTGCGCTGCTGACCAGCCACATCACATCGCTCCGCGTGGTCGACGTCTCCCACCACTCGCGCAGGGTGGGGCTCTCGGCTGCGCGGGCGAGGCCATCGGAGCAGGGGGACAGGGCGGTCAGAATTTCAGGGTTCGACATGGTGGCTCCAGAGCAAGAGAAACGCCCACACGGGCAAACGACGGCGCTTGGCTTCAGCCACGATGGCGCGGCGCATGGTGGAGCACATCACACCGGCACCCCGTAGATTTCAGCGAGTTCGGCCAGCACGTCCTCAAGGTCGCGAACCTCGCCGATCTCGGCGGCCCACTGCTCGGCCTGCTCGTCGGTGATCTGGTGGTCGTCCTCCGGCGGGTCGTCGCGCTCGTCGGGGAGGTCGAGGTCTGCGCCCCAGTATGCGTCGGCTCCGGGGGGGATGTAGCTGTCGTTCATGGTGTGTCTCTCCTGTTTCGTGCCGGCACCCCTGCCGGCCACATCCACAGCCTACACACCATCGTCACAAGTGTCAAGCACATGTGTGTTGATTGTGCTGTGGCCGCATTGGAATGCGGTGGATCAGAGCAGATCAGGTCAGATCAGGCCGTCGGGCGGACATGATCCGCTGGTAGATCGCCCGTACTCGGCGCACGTCATCGGCGCAGTAGGACGCCACGCGGGCGATCTGGCCAGCACAGATCAGGGGCCAGACCTGTGATCCGTCGATCCCGTCGGCCCCCTTGATCGGCGCGTCCACCGCGAGAGCCAGCGCGAGATCTCCCAGGCTGACGCGACCTCGGGTGTCGCCGGTCCACAGGCCCATCGTGCAGCGCCAACGATTGGCCCGATCCCACGGAGTCATCGACGTGCCATCGGGGCTGCACCCGGCGATGGCGCTGGGCAGATAGACACCGTGCGCCGTGCAGCGCTGGCGGATCATGTGGCGGTCGAAGTCGGCGCCATGGGCGACGATGGCGTCAAGGTGCCGCGCAAAACTGACGTCCTTGTCGAGGTCAATCACGTCCTGCGCAAACCGGCGCAGCATGGCCCCCTCGCCGTCTGGGTCGGTCCCGTCGCGGACGTAGGTGATCGGTTCGTCGCCGTCGGTGGCGATGGAGATCACCCACAGCTCGCCGAAGGTGCCCGATAGGCTGGTCTTCTCCAGTGCCTTCGCCGCATCTTTGGCGCTGCCCTCAAGGTCGCTTGGATCGTAGTGCTTCCCTGCGATGTGGGCCACGACGTCGGGGCGAGTGCTAGGGCCGGTTTCGGTGTCGATGTAGAGGATCATTTTGATTGCTCCCATTTTGCGCACGCGAGAATGGTCGACGTCGTCCCCACTGTGCCCTTTGCCCTGCGCTCTCCCGCTCTCGTGGCGACGTAGTCGATATCGGAGACAGCTACCGGGGCGCTTTCGATTTGCCTTCTGATCTCTTCGCGACGACGTCGACGATCGTCAGCGCCGGTGTCCTGCCGCCGCGTCGACGCCCATGCCTCCTCATCGGTGCAGTCGGGGATGCTATCGAGCAGATACGACCGATCTCGGTTCACGCTATTGGCCCGCTCCCTCTCCCTCTCTGCGGCGACGATTTCGACGACGTCGCGAGGCCAGCGCACACCACGCGCACCGGGCGTCGATGGCTCACATCGTCCTGCGAGCCATCGACGAACATTGGATGCGGCGCATCGCAGGAGTTTTGCGGCGTCGTTGTTACTAATTGTGTCGGTCATCGATCCTCCTCAATCTCAATCGTGAAACCATACCGCGCCGTCTCGTCGACACGCGCACGGCGCTGCTGGTAGCACCATGTGATCGGCGCGGTGGTCCCGTCGTGCGTCCCGTAGTGCCGCGCTATCTCGTCGCGGACGTACTTGAAAGCGGACGGCAAGTTGTCGTCGTCGAGGTCACGCGGGCTGATTCGCGTGAACGTCACGACGACGGGCAGGTCAGGCAGCGCCATCGAGCGCAAAAGCCACGACGTCGTCTGCTTCTCGCGGTCCTTGCGCTTCTGTGTCGTCCGCCAGTGGCCACGCACGTTGGTCCATGCGTCGAGTTTCACGGGCGCACTGAGAACGATGGGGTCAGGCATCGGACACCGTGAGAGCGCCCGATGCTGCAAGTGCGTCACCGTAGAATGCCCGCAGCGCGGCAATCGATTCAGCCGACGGGCAAGCACCCTCGTTCTCCCATACCGACAAACTGGCAACGCTACAGCGCGTCTCACGAGCCACGTCGGGCAGGCTCATGCCTATGCCCTCACGGAGAGCCCGTAGACGGGTGCCATCGAGCATCGTGCGGGCTCCGTTTTTTCGGTCGTACCAGGTGCGGGCCATGTGAATCTCCAAAGCAAAGCCCCGCACGGATCACCGTGCGGGGCGATGGGCGTCATCCCTTGCGGGCCATAAAGCCGGGCTTGCTCGTCGGAGCCGACGCGGCGGGCTTGGCGGCGGCGGCGACAGGCGCAGCGATACCGGCGCGGGGCTTGAACGCCACGACGTCATTCGATGCATCGTAACCGTTGGCGGCAGGGCGCACCTTCAACTTGACCACAATCTGCGCTCCGACGCACGGCGACAGGCTCATGCCGGTCACGCCGCAAGCGTCGGCCAGCTCGGCAGACTGGCGCTTGCCAATGTCCAGCATTTGCTGGCCCTTCTCGTCGGTGCGGATGGTGCGCAGCGTAATGCGCGTCCAGATCTTGCGACCCCTGTGATCGCCGTCGTCGACGGTCAACTCCACATTGGCCTGAACGCTCTGCTCGTCGCGAGTCTTCTTCGCCTCGATCTTGCTGACGGTGACAGGGTAGTCACCGGCAGGCAGCGGATCGAAGCTAGACGGGCGGCGCTCGACGCTGGCGACGTCGAAGTCAAGGGCAAGGGGATCGTTATCGTTGGTCCAATCAGACATGATCATCACTCCTTCGTCGTGGAAGCTGCCACGCCAGCATGAGCCGCCATCTTTGCCACGACGGCACCGAGGTCGGCAGGTTCGAGCGGGTCAAGAGCCCCGCTGCGGTCTTTGGCGATGCTGCGGGCATCGCCGGAAGTTTGGAGGTAGCGCACGGCTGCCCGCTTGCCGTCGGGGTCGACTTCGTCGACACACACGAGACGGAACACCTCGTCAAAGAGGTATGGAACGGCGTCACCCAACTTGGCACCCGGCATCGAGATCCCGTAGGAGATCCTGCCCGTGGCGTCGTCCTTCACCTTCGCAAGCTTGGCGCTGAAATAGACACCAATCGGCAGATCACGGAATGCCCGCATCGCGGCGGTGACGCGCTCAATGACAGCGCCATAAGCCTGTCGCGGGTCCGTGACCTTTTTCTTTTCGGCAGTCAGCACGACTTCCGCAATCTCACTGATTGAATCAAGCGCGACCCAATCGTAGCCATGCGACTTGCCGGTCAGGTGCTTGTGGACAGCAATGAGATCATCAACGGTTTCAATCTCGACGACGTCAAAACGGTCATCGCCAGACGCGAACGACAAAGACAGCAGGCCCGACTCTGCGGACACAATCAGGACGCGACCCGGAAGGCTACCAATCAACGTGGTCTTGCCGATGCCACTGTCACCGTAAACCAGCACCTTGGGTGCGTGAGGCCGTATAGCTTGCGCCAGCTTCATGATCTGCATGTGTTCTCCTCTTGTGCCTTGACTTCTATCGGGGGCCGATAGAACGTGTCAAGCACAAAGGAGCAAGACAGATCATGAAGCTAAGGGACTACCAGCAAGAGGCAGTCGATGCGGTCTTTGCCTATTGGGAGCGGGCACCGTCGACGCCAGAGAAGCCAGCAAGCCCCCTTGTGGTAATGCCGACGGGGTCAGGGAAAAGCCCCACGCTCGGAGAGACGACGCGGCGGCTCGTGCAAAACTTCGGGTGCCGCGTCGTGATCGCGACCCATCGGGCGGAGTTGATCGTCCAGGATGCGAAGGCGGTTCGGTCGATCTGGCCCATGGCCCCGGTCGGGATCTACAGCGCCGGGCTTGGGCGGAAGGAGATCGAGCAGATCACGATCTGCGGTGTCCAATCCATTGTGCGGTCGACGTCAAGGCTCGGGCATGTCGACGTCGTGATCATTGACGAGGCGCATCTGCTAAGCCCTGAAGACACGACCTCCTATCAGCGCGTGATCTCCGACCTGCGAGCGGTCAACCCTGATATGCGGATACTAGGGTACACGGCGACGCCTTACCGTCTCGGGCAGGGCTACTTGACGGAAGGGGACAGTGCGCTTTTTACCGCCGTCGCCTACGACGTCGACGTGAAGCGCCTCATCCGTGACGGGTGGCTGTCGCCTGTCGTGACTGGCTACGTTCGGGAGCAGATAGACCTATCCGACGTCGGCATCCGCATGGGTGAGTTTGCGGCGAAGGATTTGGAGATGGCTTGCGACGTCGACAAAATCAACGGCATCGTCGCCGACGACGTCAAGGGGGCGCTTGATGGCGGGCGCACGTCGGCCATGATCTTCGGGACGTCGGTAGCCCACGCAAAGCGGTTGCGGAACGAGATGCAAATCCGTGGCGTGTCCTGCGACGTCATCACCGGCGAGACGGAGCGCGGACAGCGGGACGAGATCATCGGGCGATTCAAGTCGCGGCAACTTGCGTGTCTTGCGTCCTGCGACGTCCTGACGACTGGCTTTGACGCGCCTGTCGTCGACGTGCTGGCGTTGGTTCGGCCGACCATGAGCCCGTCGCTGTATGTGCAGATGGTCGGGCGCGGTATGCGGCTCGCCGACGAAAAAACCGATTGCCTGCTGCTGGACTACGGTGGGAACATCGCAAGGCATGGCCCCATCGACGACGTCAAGGTGAAGCCCAAGGGGAGGAAGAGCGACGGCGACGCGCCAACAAAGACGTGTCCACAGTGCCTTGCGCAGCAAGCACCGGCGGTGCGCGTGTGCCTTCACTGTGGCTACGAGTGGCCCGCGCCGGAGCGCAAGGCGAACGACAAGGCGAGCAACCTGCCGGCGCTGTCGTTGGAGATCAAGCCCAAGGATCCGCCCGTGCGTCACGACGTCGGTGCTGTTGAGTGGCGCAAGCACTACAAGGCCGGCGACGACAACGCTCCACCGACGCTGCGGATCGACTACTACCCGCCAGGTGGGCCGCTTGGGCTTGGGCGCAAGATCGTGTCTGAGTGGGTGTGCGTCGAGCATGAGGAAGGCTCGTTTGCGTGGCGCAAGGCGATGCGGTGGTGGGAGGACCATGTCGGCTGTCGCCTGCCAGAGAGCGTCGACGATGCCATCGTCCTTCTCGACGACGGGCACATGCGCCCGGTTGTGGCTGTCGAGACGGAGAAGGATGGCAAGTGGGACCGCGTCGTCGCCATCCACCATGGCAAGCGCCGTGAGATTGATGACGATGGCGAGGCACCTAGTGGGCTTGCGCCGTGCTGTATGGCGAAGATCGATCAACTCGGATTCCGGCCGACGGTTGCCAATGGACAAGACAAGCAATTCTGCGGCACATGCGGCACGTGTCTTATCGAGAACGAGGCGGACCGAGCGTGTGCTGAGCGGATGTTCGAGATGTGTGCAGCGTGCTCGACGCACGATGCACAGGTTCAGATCACATGGAAAGAGGACAGCCTTGGACGACGGCTCTACTTCGTCCAGTGCAGCGAGTGTCTCGGGAACCACATCGGGTCCAGCAAATGGCTTGCGCACAGCAGCGAGATCGTCGAAGCGGCACAGCCCGCGTGGACGACCCCGCATCTCTTCTCCTCTGACGACGATCTTCCCTTTTGAGGTGACAGCGTGACGATGACCAATCTTGAAGCTGCTCTCTGGTACGCAGAGCGTGGGCTTGCGGTGTTCCCTTGCTCTCCGGGGTCGAAGATTCCCTTTGCGGGGTCTGCCGGGTGCAAAGATGCGACGACGGACGAGGCTACGATCCGGTCGTGGTGGGAGAAGACGCCAGGTGCGAACGTGGCGATTGCGACCGGGTCGGTGTCTGGCATCTACGTCGTCGACATTGACGCGGCGTCGTCGGAGATCATGCCGCGCCTGCCGGAAACGTGGATCGCAAGAACACGCGGCGGCGGATGGCACTACGTCTACGCGCTGCCGGAGGGTGTGCGCCTACCCAACACCGCCAAGTCAAGCCCTAACGCTATCAGCCCCGATGCCGACACAAGAGGCGAGGGCGGCTACATCGTGGCGTTTCCGTCTGTCGTCGAGGGCAAGGGCTACACATGGACGAACGACGTTGACCCGGTGCCGTTGCCGTCATGGATCGTGGACAGGGTGAAGCCACGACAGCAGGCGATCACGCTCACGCGCCAGACCTTTGCTCTCACTGCGACGTCGTGGGCAGAGACGGCGCTGCGGCAGGAAGTCGACGAGGTGGCGCGGACAGGCAAGGGCGGGCGCAATCATGCGCTGGTTCGTGCGGCTTTCAAGTTGGGCCAGATCTGCGGCGCTGGCCACCTGTCGTTCGGCGTAGCTGCGGACGCGCTCTACAGCGTGGCCCGTGGGTGGGAGGGAGAAAGCGAACGCAAGTCGAGGGGGACGATTGAGCGTGGCCTCAGGGCTGGCGCGTCGCATCCTCGGAGCCCTGCCGACAAAGCGATCATGGAGTCTGACAGCGGCTACTACGTCGACGAGATCAACGCGCTGGCGATTGAGCCAGAGATCATCATGACGCCGGAGAGGACCAAGCCCAAGGGGCCGACGCCAGCTGAGCAGGACGCCGCACGTTGGGCGATGTTGGCCGATGTGAGGGCGCTGGGCGGGCTCTGTGACACGTTCTGCGGATGGGTGATCCGTGGGGCCGATCATCCGCAACCTGGACTGACCATTGCGGCGCTTCTGGCCCTCGGGTCGGCGATGGCTGGCCGTCGGCTCGTGTACCGCCGTTCGACGTCGAGCCTCTACGTCGTGTCCATGGCGTCGTCGGGCGAGGGCAAAAACCGTCCGCAGTCCTGCCTGTCGCGGGTCATCGACGAATGCTGGCCAGCATTGCGCGGTCCCAACTCTTTCTCGTCGGGGCCTGCTTTTGTCGACGGCGTGAGGAAGGCTGTCGGCGCTGGCGTCGCGACGTGCCTTGTGCTGGATGAGTACGGAATGCAGCTCGGGAACATGATGGGGCCTCGGGCGGCGACACACCGGCAGGACATCAAGCAGAGCCTGACGGAACTGTCGACGAAGGGCACAGACAAGTGGTCCCCGGCGGTGTCGCTCGTCAAGGGTGGTGGCAAACTGGACCTGATTGCGCCTGTCGTAACGGTGCTTGGATCGACGACACCGGAGAGCCTGCACAGTGTGCTGACGTCGGTCGACGTGGCAGACGGCTTTGTCGGTCGTCATGTGTGGATGAGATCACAATGGGTGCTGCCAGACTGGCAGCCGCCAGAGACAAGGCCCGACGACGATCTGCCGCTGGACGTTCGGTCGGCTGTGCTGGCGGTGCGTGAGCGTCATGAGGCATGGCACCTGGCCCTTGCGGTGACGGTCGACACCGGCGTTGATCAGCTTCGGCTCTATGACTCGGTCACGATGCCAGAGGATGACGCGGCGCGTGACCTGTTGACGAGGTGCAAGATCGACGCAGACAAGGCGCGGCGCGATGGCACCCGACAAGACGTGCCTCCGGCGGTTCTGGCGCGTCTGCCGGAGTTTGCCGGCCGGCTGGCGATGATCCTCGCCGCGCTGGCGCAACCAGAAGCGGACGTGCCTGTCGTGACGGAGGATTGCGCCCGTGTGGCGGTGGCCTTGGCCGAAGAGTCAGCGAGGGTGTTTGCCGGAAGTCTGGCGGCCAATCGTCGGGCAAGCTGGGACGACCATGCGGCGCAGTGTGAGCTTGTCCTAGGCGCTTTGCGGGCCTCGGGCGGGTCCATGGGTAGATCGGACCTGCTGCGGGCCTGTAGGGCGCTCCCAGCGCGTCTGGTGGGCGAGATTGTCGACCGGCTTGCCGAAGAGGGGACAATCGTGGTAGCAAAGGAGCCTACGGGCGGACGCCCACGCGAGATTTACGCGCTGCGTCAACAGGGATAATACTTACGCGGGAAAAAAGGGTAGCGGGTTCGGCGGAAGTCGGACCCGCTGCTGCGTTTTGGGAAAGAAGGATCTAAAACAACGGAAGCCCCTATATATAAGGAGTTTTCTTAGGAGATCTCTTTACTCTCTGATCAATACATCAAGAAGGGCTCCGCCTCCGCCCTTGCCCCGGCGACTGGCCCGTGCTACCCTCCCCCCACGTCACCCCGCTACCGTCTCTCGGCAGGCTGGCGAGCACCGGACACCCACCGGATCGCGACTGGACCCCGCCTGCGCTGGCGGGGTTCTTTTTTGTCGTTGCCTGTAGCGCCACCACGCGCTACACAACGCCCACGATGGGAGCCCTGACAAGGCAGACGATCCCCGGCATGGTGCTGGGGGTTTGTTTTTTTGTGCCAAATTGGTACGGTCGTCGCGTATGACCAACTACCCCCGCAAGCCCAATAGCGGCAAGCAGGCGGGGCGCAAGAACCTGCCCGGCTGGCTGCGCCACGCTGTCGACGACATTCTCCGCGCCGAATACGCCATCGGCATGGGCGATCCGTCCCTCGCCGTCCCTCGTGGCACCGACGTGCCCGACAGCGTGGCGGCCCTCGTCGCCGATGCAGCACCAGAGCTGCGCCATGCCTGCCGCAAGAACCTGCTAGGCCACGCCCTCGCCCCCCATGCCAAATGGGACGCAGAGGAGCCGGACGATACCATCGTCACTGTCGAGGAATTGGAGCGGCGCTTGTCGGACCTCGCCCGGTCCGACGACAGGCCCGCCATCCTCGCCATGCTCGCGGCCCTCGACCCTGCCCGCTACGGGCCGCCTGGACGCACGGTGGCCGACGCGCCCGACACGGTGGACGTCGTGGATTGGATTCCGGCCGTGGTCACCCCGGCCGGGAAATAGCGCACCGTGCTGAATATTCAGCGTGGCGCGGCGACTCTGCTACCTCACCAGCTTGCGCTCGTGGGTGACAGAACGTCGCGGATCAAGGTTCTCCAAGGCGGCTACCGGTCGGGAAAAACGGTCGCCGGTGTCGCGGCCGTCGTCGACATGGCTTTTAGGTCTGGCGGGTTCCCGATCCTCGTCGTCGAACCTACCTACCGCATGGTGGTTGACGTTTTCGTGGCGACGGCGCGGCGGATGTTGGATGCGTGGAAGCTGCCCTACGTCTGGCACAAGACCGACAAGATCCTGACCATCGGGCGCAAACGGCAGATGGAGATCTTGTGCCGGTCGGCTGACGAGCCCCGCTCCCTTGAAGGCATCACTGCCGGCGGGCTTCTCGTTGACGAATGGGAACTCTGCGACGTCGAGGCCCTGACGACGGCGATGGCCCGTGTCAGCATGGGTCCGTGTCAACAAATCGTGCTGACGGGCACACCTGAAGGCTACGGGCCTGCCTACGAGATGATCCTTGCCAAGCCATCGCCCGACGTGCGGCAATGGTCGGTGACGTCGTCGGCGAATAGCTACCTCTCGTCGACCTATGTGGAGTCGATGCGTCAACGCATGGACGACAGCACGGCCAGCGAAAAACTCGACGGCGTCCGCACGGCGAAGGGCGGGCGCGTCTACGGCCGCTTTGACCGGCGAGTGCATTGCGTGTCGCCCGTCGTCGTGAGGGGCACCATTCAGATCGCGTGTGACTTCAACGTCCGCTACATGCACTGGATCGTCGTCGAGACGGACCAATCGCAACGCACGACACACGTCGTCGGCGAGGTGATCAAGGAAGGCGGAACGACGACGGATGAACACGCCGAGCGAGTGGCGCAGTGGATCGCGCAGTACCTCACCCGCACACGAGGGAGGCACTACACGCGAGACGACGTGTACCAGATGCGGCTACAGGCGTTCGTCGACGCCAGCGGCACGGCGCTTCGGTCCACGTCGACGAAGAGCGACGTCGCGCTACTGACGCAGGCCGGGTTCAGGCCGGTGCATGGCAGCGCAAACCCGCCCGTCAAGGACAGGGTCAACACGCTGAATGTGCTCTTCCGCGACCGTCGCGTCACCGTCGATGCTGCGGCTGCCCCCGTGCTCACTCGGGCGCTTGAGACGCAGGCACTGGACAAGCACGGTGACCCCGACAAGCGCGGCGATATCGATCACGGTATCGACGCCCTCGGCTACCTCTGCCATTGGCAGTGGCCAGTCCATCGGCCACGCGCCAACCAGACGGCACCAGGTGACGCCCTGACCGACGAATGGGGCCGAGTGTAGCTGCCCATCGACCGGGTGTTTCCGCTTGACTTTTAGCGTGGTAGGGTTGCGGCATGATTTCCTACAACGCCGCAAGCGATGCCGTGATCGAGACAATCCGACAGCAAGCCGGCGCATGGATGCCAGACCAGTTGTCGGCGCTACTCGACGCTGGCCGCAAGACCCGACCCGCCGACTACGACAGCGTCGTCAAGGGGCTGGCGGTGCGCTACTCCGGCGACCAGGCCAGCGTGATTCGCGACGCGCTCAAAAAGGCGTACCCTCGCACCTATCAGCAATTGCCGATTGACCCCGTCAACTGGCTCAGGTTTTTCGCCCGGCAGGATAGCGGCGTCTACGCCACGCCAGCGGATCGCACTCTCGTCGACGACGAGGGCGAGGCGCTTGACGAAGATGACGAGCGCCTTGTCGCCTTTCGTCGTGGGCTTGACGAGGCCGGCATTGACGTCGTCATGCCTGAGATGGAGCGGCGCTGCCACGCTGGCGTCCGTGCGTCTTTTGCCATGCTTGGCTGGCGCAAGATCGGCGAGATTGGCAAACTGGTCTGCCAGATCTACTGGACGCACGACGTGGTCACGCTCGCGCATCCGTCGGCTCCCGATGACCCCGACGCGCTGTGGCTGTGCGCCATCAAGCAGGCCACGCCGTCGTCGGCGTCGCCTTTGTGGTGGGTGTGGTCGCGGGAGTTTGTCGAGGATGATGCCGGCAATCTCGTGTCGTTCGGTGCGTGGTCGCATCGGCGTGTGAGCGAGGACGGCAAGACTGCGACGGCGTCGGAGGCATACGAGGGCCGCTTCCCCGGTGCGTTCCTTCGTATCGAGCCCGGCGCTGGCGGCATCTGGCCTGACCCCGACCGCGACGTCGTCGCCAACGTCGACAGGCTGAACGTGTCGAGGTCCAATCGGCAGCACGTCGTCGACATGCAAGCCCATGCAACGTGGGTCTACAGCGGCCTCACTCGCGAGACGAGCGAGCTGATAGGCGGTCCAGGTGTCGTCCTGCAAATCGGGTCCGGCGAGACGCTACAGTCGCAGACTGCCGGCGCGGACCACGCCGCTATCGAGGCCAGCGCGACTCGCGACCTGCAAGAGTTGGGAGTGTCGCGTGGCAACAGCCCCGACGCCTACGCCGTCGAGCCCGGTGCGCCGCAGTCCGGCGTGTCACGCATGATCGCGAATGCGCCGCACGATCAGCGCGTTGCGGAAAGCCGGCCCGTCTTCAAGGCGTTTGAAGAGGGCCAACTCCTGCCCATCGTCATCGACGTGTTGCGGCTGTTCGATCCCGCAAGCCCCGCTGAGTTTGGCGACGTCTTGCCGATGGTCACGCTGTCGACCGGCAAGACCTATGAGGCCGATCAAGAGAAGCAGGATCGGGTGCTGGCGCTCAAGGAAGCCGGGCTTATCGACGAAGCCGACGCTCGCGTGATGTTGGGTCTGTCCGCCGACCGTGCGACGGCTGAGGCGTACCTTGAGCAGATGAAGGCCGTCCGTGCGCCGCAGGTCAGTCTGCCCGGCGCACTGGCGGGCTCTCCGTTCACGGCGAGACGCGAGACTACTGTCGTTGAAGAAGAGGACGAGGAAGAGGATGAGGCCACGTCGTGAGCGGCGCGGATGCTGCCGGCGTCGTCGCCGATGCCGCCGTCGAGGATCTGCGACGTCTTGAGGTAGCACTTGAGCGCGACCTTCTGCGAATCCTCCTGTCCCTCGACACCGTCCCCGGAGAGGACTCCCTCGTCCGCCGACAAGCGCAGACGTCCGCCGCTGTGCTCTCGCAGATACGTCGCCGACTGGAGGCCGAGGGGGAAACGGTACGCGGTGTCGTCGGACAACGCGCCATCGAGGCCGTTGCCGCTGTCTTGGGTGCGCCTCCTTCGGCGCTATCGGTCGACGCACGACGAGAACTAGACGCCATCGTCAACGGCCAAGTCGCCGACGTCGTCGCGGTCTTCAGACTGGCTCGTGAGGAAATGCGCGACGCCGTGTCTCGTGGCATCACGTCCAGCGGGTCGCTCGCCGACGTCATCGAAGACGTGCGGGCGCGACTGTCGACGACGTATGTGCGTGCGTCGGCCGCAGTCGATGCCGCCATCATGGCGGTCGGTCGGCGGTCCGTCATCTCTGCGGCCCGTGAGGTCGAGGCGGAGTTGGACCTCGTCTACGTCTACGTCGGGCCACGCGACGCGAAAAACAGGCCATTCTGCCGAACGTGGGTCGGCAAGGCAGTCACGGACCCGGCGAGGCTCGACAACGGACAGGGCCTCCCTGCCGACGACTACTGCGGGGGATACAACTGCCGTCATAGCTGGGCACCGACGACGGTAGAGACGGCGGTCCGTGAAGGCATCGAGATCTATCGGCCCGATGGGTCCAGGCTCATTGTCGACGCTGAGACGATGGCACTGCAACGGAGGTGACGACGTGGGCATCACAACCAAGCGCAGCGGAACCCCGGTCAAGTTTGACGCCGAGAAGGCAGCCAAGGTTATCGGCGCGTTCGTCCCCGGTGCGATCCTGCGACGCACTGATCAGGGTATCTCGTCGACGGGGCAAGCGTTTGCGTCCTACTCGCAAAGCTACCGTGAGCGCCTCGCCGCCATGTCGGAGGACCAGAAGATCGACCTACGCCTGACTGGCGGCCTCATGAACTCCATCAAGGTCAGAGACAAGCGCATCACCTCGCAAGGTGTCGAGGTCGTCATCGCGCCTGACACCGGCGCGTCTCCACAAGTGAGCCCCCGCAACGGCAAGGCGCATCGCACGGGCAAGCAAGGCCCCGCGCACAACGTGCTGGGCTACTGGATCCACCACGGCACCTCGACGACGCCAGCGCGGCCGTTCATGGGCTTGACGCCAGATCAAGAGCGCGAACTGAACGTGCTGCTTGGCAAGGCAAAGGTCTTCGGTTAGACCGCCGCCATGGCGTTCAGCTCGCCTAGCCCCCGGCTCCGCATGGTGCGGTGACCGGGGGCGCGTTTTTGCGCACAGGTAGCGCCCGGCCGTCAACTGCATTATAGTGCAGCCATGCAGCGCGTGCTGGTCGGCTCCACAGACACGATTTTGTCGTATCCGCGCTTGTCGACGGATGGCGGTGTCTCGACCGGCGTCCCCTCGTCGGCGACGGCGAGACGCATCCCGTCGCAGTCTCCCGACGCCCTCGGTGCCTACGTCGCCGCTACGGTCGACCCGCTGTCGACGACGACACAAGGCGCGGTGTTTGAAGGTGCCGATAGCCTCCCGCTCGCGGCGTCGGTCGCCATCGTCGCCGGCCGGCGCTATCTCGTGACCGATTCGTCAAGCGCCCGCCCGGTAGTGGTTGTCGCGGCCCGTAGTGGCACCCTGTCGACTTTGTGGCTTGCCGAGCCCCTGCCCTGCGACATCGGCCATGCGTCGACTGTGAGCGGTCTGGCGGTGTCTGTGGCCCTGACGGCGGCACAGACCATCGAGCCCGGCGCGGGCTATGTGCTCTTCCGGGCCACCGTCGACGGCGTCGTGCGTGAATGGGACGAGTCGTTTCGGGTGGTCAGGCGCATCACGTCAATCGCGCTGTCGCCGACAGAACTGACGCAGTCCTACCCCGTCGTGCGTCAGATTGCGTCGTCAAGCGACCTCACCCTCGAGGAAGCCATCCAAGCCTCATGGCGGATGGTGCTTGTCCCGGCGCTT